CAGAAGAACTACTAAACGATTATTATGTTGACACAGGTGATGCAGAGTAGTAATCTGCAAGCATAAGGAAAGGGGAAAACAAATGGAAAACAATTTATCTATCAGCGAAATCCTGCAAGAGGATGGGCACTTGGAACGGACACCAAGCTGGGGTGAGGTGGCTAGTCTGCATGACGCACTCGTGCGGGTGACGGGGGAAGACAATTTCTTGCAAGCACCAGACTTCACGCTTGCATATGGGGACGACTACGAGAATCCAGTAACAGACGAAATGTGGATACAGGTGGGTGCTGAGGCAAATCTGGTCGCACCTTACGCACGAGAAGTTGCGGTTGAATGGTGTCACATCGAGGCGCCAAGCTGGCAAGACCTTGGAGATTAGAGAGATATGACAATGGAAGATAAAATAGAACCACGGGTCTTGGCGTATTTGCGGCCAGCACCAGAGCCAGAGTTTGCCGCAGAGCTTTGCGTCATGGACAAAGATGGCTACTACACAGTCATCTGCATGTCAGACCAAGCACTTCTGAATATGGCTCAGAAAGCAACCGCCCTGATGGCGGAGAGAAACTTTTTCAAAGGGGAAGACAATGAATGAATATGAACTGAAAGAATTTGAACTACAAAGCCTGAAGCTCAAAGAATACAAGTTTGAGGGTGACGAGGGGCTAGAGAACGCCATGAGAGCGCAAGCTGTTGCCCTCATTGAGTGTGCCGAGACTGTCGCCAAGATGAACGAGACTATCGCGGGTGCGATTGCATCCCTGCACCCAGAGGTAGAAAACAAGCTGGAAGGGACAGCAACAATTCTATCTCAAGTGTTGCAGTCACTTCACCACCGCAAGGAGGAGCGCAAGTCTAAGGTGACAGAAGACAAGCATCCGACTGAGTGGCGATAATGAGTAGGGGGGAGGTGTCAGATATGGTAATGGATGGGGACACTATAGCTGTTTGGTTTAGTTGCGGAGCGGCCAGCGCGGTTGCCGCCAAGCTAACTCTTGAGAATTACAAGAGCTGTCAGGTAAGAATACTTAACTCTCCCGTAATGGAGGAGGATGAGGACAACAGGAGGTTCTTAGGTGACGTAGAAAACTGGCTCGAGAAAGAGATAGAAATTGTTACATCAGAGAATTTCCCTTCTCAGTCAGCAAGGGAGGTTTGGGAAAAAAAGAAATTTATGTCTAGTGTCTCTGGCGCTCCATGCACATCGGAGCTTAAAAAGAAGGCTCGTCAGGAGTGGGAATCTAAAAATAAAGTTGACTGGCATGTTCTTGGCTTTACCTATGAAGAAAAGAATAGGGCAGACAGATTTATGCTGACAGAGAGAGATAATCTTATACCAATCCTGATTGACCACAAAGTCAGTAAGGTTCAATGCATGGAGATTATAGCCTCAAATGGAATTGAAGTTCCTCGTGTTTATAAAATGGGTTATCCAAACGCAAACTGCATAGGCTGTGTTAAAGCCACTAGCCCGACATACTGGAATTTGGTTAGAGAGACGCACCCAGAAGTTTTTGAGGACAGGGCAAGGCAAAGTAGGGATATAGGGGCTAGGCTAACAAGAGTAAAGGGAGAGAGGCTTTTTCTTGACCAACTCAAACCAACTGATGTTGGCTCCCCCATAAAAGACAGTTATGGGGATTGCGGATTATTTTGCGAAGAAATAAAGTGACTAGGGCTTCTTAAGAAATAGCTTTCGCGCTCACTCTCCCTCCGAAGTTGAGCGCGTATTGAGCCAGCCGAGTTGCCCCCTTCTTCTCGGCTGGTTCTTTTTTATGACTTCTTTCTTAGACGTGCAGTTTTCTTTGCAATCTTCTTTGGCTGTTTCGAGAACTGCTTGCCAGCCTTCGTGTCTCTCCGCTTCTTAGCAGACGTAGCAACATACTCAGCCGCAGACAGCTTCTCTCTGGTGCGCTTTGGCAGGTAACGCTCCCCAGTAGCTTTCTTGCCCTGCGTGGATGGCTTGCCAGACTTCGTTCCCCATTCCTCTTTAGTCCACTTGCTCAGGCTCTTTTGTTTCTTGCCCTTGCCGCCACGGTATCCGCCGCCAGCTTTCTTATATTGCTGTGCAAGCATCTGGGCCTTACGCGCTGACCATTGTCCAGCCTTACCACCTTTACTGCCAGCCATGATTTTATTCTTCAGGCGTTCACGCAGTTTTGGCTTTGTATACTTACTCATCGGTCAAGCCCTTCTTGTATCTCTTTCCACTGTATCGCAAACACTCTTTGCGGTTCTTTCCATCTGCACGATAGCTACAATGCACCCACCCAGCGTTAGGGTCATCAGGTTTGTAGAACTCCAAGATGAGTTGGTCGAACTCAAGGTTGTCTCGTATCCATTCGGCAAGCTCTAGGTTAGAGACACCAATGACCTTGAAGTCAACGGCCTGACCCTTGGCATGTTGGCTAGTCGCCTTACTGCCGATTGCTTTGCATAATTCCTTGCTTCTGTAGCCAGATGAAGGGGTGATACTACGGGCAAACTGTTTTCTACACGGCTCTAGGACGTGTAAACAGACCCCTTTCAGGGCCTCAATGTGCTTTTCGCTGGGGGTATTGTCGATACCCTTGCGGGTCGCTGTCTCACTGTAAGTAAGCTCACCTAGAGAAAAGTTCTCTGACAGATACCCCTCACGCAAAGGGGTTACTTCTTTTTTCTTAGACTCATCAGCTTGTCCGCTCCCTTTATTCCAAAGGAACTTGAGACCGCGATGAATAGGAGATACTGATACCATTCTGGAAGCTCATTCAATACTGCAAACCCAGCCTTAACGTCGTCTGTCAGGCTAGGAATAAAAACTAATATAGACGGGAGGAGTAGCACCACGAGAGCAAACTCATCTTTCCATGAGTCTTTTGTCGAGTCGGCCATTGCCGCCTCCCACTGGATTTCACCTGCCGCAACCTTTTTAGAAACCTCTGCATCCGCTTTTGCCTTTTCAACTTTAGCCACGGCCTTTGCCTTGGTCTCTTCTACTTTACCTTCGACCCAGTTACCAGCGATGCTGGCAATCGGCCCGATTAAAGAACTGAACATGAGAGTCTCCGTTCATCTATTTCTCTTAGTGCTTCGTCGAGTTGATGCTTCTCATCGACAGCAAGAAGTTTATCAAGAGACATATTATAGCGCACAACATTGTGTTTGAAAACTGGCTTAAAGTAAAACCTGCGGGTGTCCAAAGCAACCAGACACAGTAGGTCTACAGAGTTGGCGTCCATCTTGGTTTTGGCTCCAGAGCCACGCGCGGTGTTCCAACAGTATCTCTTGGATACACCACTTTTCCTTCGGGGGTCTGCGCTACACTTTGATGTGGTCTTCACCTCTACACGATAATGCGTCCCATCATCTCGCATCAGAAGCATATCAAAAGAGGATTGCTGGCAGAGGACTGTGCGGTAGCCGAGAGCCTCAATCACACCAGAAGCTAGAAGCTCGCCAGCCCTACCAATGTGAACCTCACTTAACTTACCCACTACTTCAAAGGATTACTTGCGGCGTCTAGCCCTCTCCACAAGTCATCTATCTCCCTGTTTATCTTGCTGAAATTAGTGTCTATTGATTTGACTTTTTCGTCAAACTGTTTGACCAGCAGGTCATTCTCGCCAGTGGTTTTCTCAACCTCGGCTATGCGGTCACGCAAGTCCAGCAACTGCTTTTGATTTTCCATGATGGTCGCCAGATTAGTGCCAAGCACAGTCAGCTTTTCAGCAGTGTCCCCGTTGCCTGATACAGCTTGTTCCACAGCCTCAATCCGACCAAAGAACTCAGCCGTGGCCCAAATGCCACCGCCCACAGTAGTGCCGATAGACATAACAATAGCAATCCACACGCCGCGTAGCTTCGTGCCACCGATTGTAAGTTCTGTATCTTCTAGGCTCATCGCATATATGATTGTTGTTCGTTGTAAATCTGCTCGCCTTGGCCCAACACTTCGGCCGCAGTGACCATATCGCCCTGCAGAAAATTGTGAAAGCTAATGCTACCGACATTGCTTGCCCAGTCTACATATAGACTGTCATTGGTCGCAGAATAAGAGATAGTCGCCTCAGACATTGACTGATTGTAGTTCTGGGCGTGGTCGTCAGATATGCTTGTGAGGCTCTCATTCTTAGATGCGGCCAAGAAGGCTCCAGCATCACGAGCGTTGACTGCGATGTCCTCAAGCGACTGGTTATACTGGACCACAGTCTCTTGTTTAATGCTTACATCGTTCTGATTTACATATTCCTGAACTGCAATCTGGTCATCCACGTTGTTTGTTTCTTGTGCCACCTCTGCCTTTTCAGCGACCTCCTCGACGACAGCAAGCTGGTGGCTGGCAATCACAAAATTGTCTACAGCCGCAGAGACCGCGACCATTGACTCAGCCGCCTTGTTTTCCAACGCCATTTGTGTGGTGAAATATAGTGCGCTCTCAACACCTGCCAGAGCATCGTTATATGCGTTCACATCCGTCTCTGTGATGAAGTAATCCTCTGTCGTGACAGAGCTATAATCTACTACGCCGCCAATGCTGGCGTAATGCTCTGCACCGTATGCCGCGTAACGCCCCTGCTCCAGCTTGACTGCAATGGTCTTGCTGGCGGCGACCAATGTGTCAATCGTTGTCTCTGCTTGAACTGCGGAAACGCTCAGAAATGCTGAGACCAGAGTCACTATCTTCTTCATTGCCATCATCCTTGCCTATCATCAAAATCTTATCGTAATACAATTTTCTTTTCTTGTAATCAGGTATAAACGTCTTCGGGTCTCGCTTCATTAAAAGAGTGGCCGCGCGGCCCACAACCAGCTTCCCATTTACTGATATTGGGCAGGGTGTAGCGCTGGCAAACATAGCCTTCCAAGTGTCTAGCGACTGGCAGAGCCTAGCAACGGAAGCGATAGACATACCTTGCTCCTTGAGGGCTTTCGCATCCCTGCGCCTGTTGCACTCCTCATCCTGCTTATAGCCACCCATAGATAGCCCAAGGACGTTTACCTGCACACCCATGCCACGCCCTATCAGACAGCTTTCATTGCCCCCAGATGGCGTACTGGGAGAGACAGCGGTGGGTGGTGGGGTAATGTTAGAAGCCGCTCCAGCCCCATTATAATTTGTTGTTGATGTGGAGCTTGGGTTGTTACTGCTAACGGTGCTGTTGAGGTTACTAGTATTCAGGTCACCCGTCTGTTCGTTTTGTGCTTTTGCCGTTGAAACGGTCAGCAGTATGACAAGAAAGAGACGGAGCATTTCATTACTTAAAACGCGCGACCAGTGCTTGTATAGTCTCAGTTTCGTAGATTCTAAGAAGAACCCAGATTAGCGATGCAACAGCAGTGAACTCAGGTATCCAAGCAAAATATGCGCCTAGCGTTACGCCACCTGCGGCCATATCAATCACTGTTTTGGTTTCTTCGGTTACCATAATAAGCCTCTAAATATCTAAGATTGTTTTTAGTGTATCTGTATCAGATGCCGCGTCAATGTCTCTTGTCTTGGTCATTTATTGTGTCTCCGATTTTGGATACTTGGCTTTGACGGCCAAACACGCATCAATGTATTCCTGCTTCTGGACTTCATCGCCCTTAACAATAGCATCTAAGTAATCCTCAACAGGCGGGTATTCTTCTTTGCGGCTACGAGCATATTGTTGCCCGTCATGCTCTGCTTGCAAGCGAGCCAACTCTGCATCAATCTCGGCATCGGTTGGCTTGGCAATGTCATCGGACAACCACAGCAAGTCAGTATCATTTGACAGCACAAACTCTGATGTAGGGTGCAAGGATTTAATGGCCGAAGCCCTATCAATTATGCTCATTGTTCTACCTCTATGACTGTGATTGAACTGGTAGTAGTCCAGTGTCCAGTGGTGTCTGAAGAATAACCGTTTCCTCGATTATAGCCCACTGCGTAGCTCGAACTAAACCCTCTAATTCTCAAGTTGTAAGTTACAGCACTTGTAGAACCTAGGCTTTCTTCAACTGTAAAAGAAACTCCAGCAGGCGCTCTAGTGTCACCTGTATATCCCGCAAAAGCACCGTGAGCAGAAAAAGTATTTGGACCAATTTGCGAGGCAACGCTACCGTCTCGATACAATTTTGCCGCCACAGCCTCACCAGAGCCAGAAGTGCTACCCAAGAAAGTATTGACTGTAATATAAAGTTTAGATGTGGAAGATAAAGGCGTGAAGCTCAAGCTCAAAGGCGTAGCTGTAAACGTGCTAACGGCATAAGTGGCGTGAGAGGTGTCGTGAGAATTTTTCACTTGCAATACTTTACCACCAGAAGGCAAGTTTGTAAGGGCAGAGCCATCACCAGTAAATGTCGTGGCCGTTACCCCACCAGTAAACGTCGCGCCCGTTAGCATAGCCGCACCAGCAGAGGTTACGTTTGCTGTATCTGTTACATCGGCCAGAGCCTCAATACCAGCGAGCTTCGAAATATCACCAGCAGTCGTGAACTTGTTTGTTGTCGCGGAATCGGAGATATCGTCAGCGTCGAGAACAACGGCGCCCGTTTGAGTGTTTACACTGTCTACAAGATTGACCTCTGCGCCTGACGCAATACCGTCCAGCTTTGTGCCATCTGTGGCTACGTCACGCCCATCAACCGTTCCACCGACTGTAATGTTTCCAGTGACGCCAAGAGAGACGGCAGAGGGGCTTGTGAGAGAAACGGTGCCATCATTAACATCCGCCAAGTCCGCCATAACCTCTCTAAACGCATTGTTTACATCAGCAGGGAACATCAGGTTTTCACCCAGAGGCACATCCTCAACATCTGTGTTGTTAGCGGCTACATTGTCATATTGCGTGATATTAGATTTGGTCATACTAACCCTCTATAACTTTTGGCTTGCGGCCCTCAGTGGCGGCAACCATAAGCTCTAAGCTGTTGTTGTTTGCCTTAACCATTTCATTCCTGAAGCTCTCTATTGCCGCCCCAGTATGATTTGTTTGTCTTCCGTTTTCAATAAGAAGAACTGGTAGCATAGCCATAGAGCAACCCCAGTCGGCCATCTCTTCGCCCGTCTGAGGATTGGAGCCTCTCAACTCAATAAACCAAGCGCAATCCATTTGCTTGCAAGGCTCAAAGTTGTTGAGCGGACAGTTATGCTTAACTTCCAGTTTCATGCGCTAGTCTTTCGATGCGATGATTACGTCTACATATTGAACGTCTAGGTCGATTGCTGTGCCAGTGAAAGTACCTGTGCCAGTGTGAGTGTGTTCTGCGTCTCCGCCAGAATCGCTTGACTTACCAACGTCAGCTTGAGCCCCACTATCGGCCATCAAGTAAGCCCAATCGGAACCTTGGCCTCGGTGTTGCTGGAATGGCGCGTTTTCAGTAGTAAGGTTTGCCCCGCTTAAAGTGGCAGATGAGCGCGTTGACTCAAAGGTAAAGTGACTGTGAGTTGGCATTTCAGAAATAGACAGGGCATGTCCAGCCACAGTTACGGCCACAGTACCAGCAGGGGTTTGACTAGCAAAAGCAGTCTCAAACGCTACGCTACCACCTGTGCCGACAGTTCCGTTTGTAATCCGCAAAGCCTTGTCGTTGTGCGTTGTGTCCTTTGTCCATCCAGTCGGAGCGGTTGTTTGATTAAACAACATCTTCGTGCCAGCAGGAAACGCATCAATCGCAACGCTGTTAATTGTCGCTGTGTCAAAGTCAGGAGAGACAAGAGAGACAGCACCAGAGTTGACATTAGCCAAGTCTACCATCATCTCACGAATGGCATTGTTAATGCCAGCAGGACTACAGCCC